TCATTTTTCGCAGTCCTCTGCGGTTTTTTGTGATGCGGTGTCTAACCTTTTGCCGGGGTTAGACACTTTTGAGCCGTAGGCCTTGGCCATCGCGCTATCTGCAAGAGCTGCATCGCCGGCATCGCCAGCGTATTTGCGATACATCGAAATCGACTTGTGGCCGGTGATCGCCATGCCTTCCTGATCGCTGCATCCTGCTCGCCTGAGCCGCGCCGCTGCTGCCTTTCGCAGGCCATGCGCGGAGCAGTGAGGTAAGCCCGCCTTATCGCAGGCTCGCCGCATGAGATTGTAGAACCCTTTGGCGGTGAAGGCATCGCCGCGATTGTTCTCGAGCAGCAGTGTGTCGCCGAGTGGGCCAGCCTCGAGAGCTTCGCGCAGCGGTTCGACCACGGGCACATCGACCGCCGTGGAGGTTTTGGATTGCTTCAAGCGGATCCGCCCGCCTGCTATGGCTCTGCGCGACAGAAACCGCACATCAGCGCTGCGCTGCGCGCCATACAGTAGGAGAGCGAACGCGAGCCGGGGCTTTGTGCCCAATGGATGTGCGGCCTCGAATTGTGTCAGCTCGGCCTCGGTCCACCGGTGATAACCTTCGGAGCTGCTGGCCTTTGGTGGGCGGGTGTCTTTCACCGGATCGAAGGTGCCGGGCACAATGCGCTCCCGCCGCGCAACGATAAACAATTGGTGCAGGAGCTTGCGCAGCCGAGCAGCCGCATGAGGCTTATCGCGCATTCCGTTCATCAGGCGCTGGATACGCGCGGCATCAAAACGCGAAATCGGATCATCACCGAAAGTCGCTCGGAAGCGCTCCAAGACGCCTCGATAAACCGCTTGAGTTGCGGGCCGCAGGTCGAGGAACGCGCTGTCCGCATAGTAGCGCGCGATCACATCAGATACGCTGCCGGGGCGAATCCTGTCCCCGCCCACCGGTTGCTTTTCAGCATCGAGGCAAGCTGCATACTCGCGCTCAAAATCCTTAGTTCCGAATGGAGCTTTGAAATAGTGCGCAGGGTATCCCTTGCGCCGGAAGCGGTAGCGGGTTTTGCCATGCCGATCGCGAAATTTGGTGACGTATTGCGGACGCTTCATGATGCAGCCCAATCTGCGAGCCGATCATCAAGATCGTCAGCGCTGCCCTCGGGTTTGGTGACGAATGGCGTGAGCCGAAATGTTAGATCGCCACTGGGAGTGACGCGCCCTTGAAAGACGACGCCGTGCTGCGCGACGGTCAAAGCCATCCGATTCAGATCGTCTTTCGAGATAAGGGCGCGGCGGGTGCCCATGCTTAGCCTCGCTCGCCCTCAAGCGTGGACATTACCCGTTTGCGCAAAGCGGTGAGATTGATTGCTACAAATTCTTCGCCTGCGCCTCGCTCGACCCCTTTGTGATCAAAGAAGGGCGTGAGGTCGCCAAGGTCTTTGATCTCGCTGGACGGATAGCATTCGCCGAATGTTCCTGCGGGATATGCAAAAAAGTAAGTTTTCCCGAGTTCCTCAGGATAGAGCTTGAAGGCATCTCGCCGCGTGTCGCCCTCATTTTTGAGACCGTTCTGCGCGATCTGGAAAGCGTCTCCCAGATCGAAGCCTCGGAGATTAAGTGCACGGACCAGTGCGTAAACCAGCGCATTGTCTTTTGTGAAGCGGTGGGCGACACCCGACCCCATCGCGTCATCTCCAAGAACAAGCCAGTGGTAGGCAGCAAACCGCTTGCGGAAGTTATCGTGCTTCATATTGATCGCATGTGCGAGTTGAGCGCTGGTGTAGGTTTGGTCAGCCATTTGCAGGATCCTGTGAATTCTGATCCCAGCTTATGTGGGAATAGAGTTCACACGTCAAGCCCAAGGATGCTTCAAGCCAAAGATCGACCGGATAACCGCGTGGGATCGTGGATTGTGCCCTGAGCAAAGAGCGGAATTTCTGTACTCGACCCCTTGGCGGGCTTCGTCCAGTTGGCCTAACGATCTTCGATGAAACGATTGGACTTGGTCAGAAATTCATGGGGAAATTAATGTGAGCGAGGATTCGTCCACTTACTCGGTTACTCGCTTGTTTCGTCTTTTCGGCGAAAACGCGGCAGCAATTACACTTGTCTGTACCGCATTCTCGCTGATCGTGAACTTTTTTAGGTTTCGACAGTGGGGCCTAGATTACGCTTCAGTAATCACTCCATCAGATATCATAGTCGGCGGAATTGATGCCTTCTCTTTACTCCTTCCATTTTTCATCGCAGCCATGTTCGGCATTTTGGCCGGACGTAGATCAAGAGAAATATTCACAAGCAAGAAGGCCAGAAGCATAATTGCATTCGTGACTGCTATCCCCATCATGGTTTGGGTTGTCTTTTTTCCTTGGAGGTTTGATGGTTCGACCGAGGATGGTCTGATCTGGTATTTCAGCTACACCTTTGCGCTAATGTTCTGGTTTGAAGCACTTGCGGTATCCCGCGAACAGATCTTCATCAAAGCTGACTCCGAAATCGCTTTCATCGGTAATTTCGGCCTCGTTTTCTCTACCATTCTGTCCATATTTGTAGTGTTCAATCTTCATGATCTGGCAATGGAGGGAGATACCACGCTGATTACGTCCGAGAGGTGTGATGCCCGAGAGTCTGTGGTCTGGATGGGGACCGAGAGCGTGGTCACAACATGTGAGATTGATAAAGCGCCATTGGAACGCGATTATTTCATTGTTGAACGCAATGGGTTGGAGTTTATCGTTTCAGACTAATCCGCCCAGTCGATGAACTGTAGAGAATCCTGCACCGCTTCGGCATCGAGGCCAGCCTCTTTCGCCGCGGCGAGCGCCGCGACCATGGCACCGAACGCTCGAGCCTTACCGCCATGATCAAAGGCCTGAGCTGGCCGCACCACATCAATCGATACCTCTGCGCCCAGCTTCGCGCTGGCCTCCTCGGCCATGGTTACAGCGATCGGCTGCAGGATCCACTGAGCAAGGTGCCGCTGCGCCTCCCGTGTCATCGGCCCCTGCGCATTCGTCGCCAGCAACGCCGGCAGAACGCCATAAACCGAAAGGATCGAGGCTCTGGCCCGATCGAGGCTTTCCACGGCCATGCTGTCTTTGAGATCCGGCGTTACGCCTTGCGGTTTCCAATCGTGCGATGGGGCAGGTCCACCTGCGGCCTGCACCGCAACGGATTCCCGAAGCATCACCCGGCCACGCCGAGCGCGAAACCCGTGGCCAAGCGTTTCGAGGTCCGTGCCTTGGCTTTCAGGAAATGGCACCACTTGGCTACCCAACGGCGCATTCTCATAAACCTCGCCCAGAGCGTGCTCGAGCGTATGCAAGAGCGATGCGGTGAGCGAGGCTCTGCGCAGTGGTGCTTGGCCCGCCCAGGGCGTTCCCGGATCTGGCGCAATGCGAAAGTGGAGCACCTCTCCTGCCAGCGCAGTCTCGGTGCGCCCACCGCCGATCTCTGGGATGGAGAGGCGATAAGCGACAGGCTCGCCATTTCGGGTGGCGAGGTCGAAATCGATCACCGGGATGAGTCGATCGCGGATCAGGAACACGGCCTCACCGCGCAACGCCAGTGCGCGCGCTGCGACCGCCATGGTGTGGCGCCGCAACAGGTCCGTGCCATCCACATCGGCGAGCGATAAGCCGCTCTCCCAAAGCGAAACACAGGTTTGAACGGTGCTGGTGAGTTCGCCCAGCCCGAGACGCCCGGCCACATAGGCCTCGCGCGCAGCGATAATCTGCGAGGTGTATCCGGTCCCGCTTGCTGCGCGCTGCTCTGGCGCGCCGCCAAAAATCCGTTGGAGCCATCCCATCAGGCCACTCTCCTAAAGCCGCGCAGCAGATCCGCAGCGCCGCTATTCTGCAAAGCCATGGCTGGGCTGATATCGCGCCTCGAGATGGCAACATTGAGCTTGCCGCTCCTGAGGCTGGACACACCGGGCGGCAGCTCGCTCTCTGCGGTAAGGTAGCGGGACAGCCGCCGCGCTGCCTCACTGACGGCCTCGGGCACCGGCCCGGCGCCCACCGTGGCTGTGATCGTGGTTTTTCCACAAGCGAGCTTGTATCCGAACGCGCCCAGATCAGGCTCGCCAGCAGCTCCATCGCCGTGCACCGCGCTGATCGTGACGATCGGAGCCAGAGGTGGCAGCCATTCGCCCTCATCGGCCTCAATGTGCCAAATCACCTCTCGCTCAGTGTAGCGATAGGCGATGTGGTGCTCTAGCCGCTGCCAGATCATTGGCAGTGCATCCCCGCTCACGCCCGTCACAGTGGGATAGCTCGCCGGGAAAGCTTCGATCTGGCGAATGGATCGGATCACAAGCGCCACCGCCTCATGATATCGGTCATGGGATGCGGAGCCGCAGGGGCGGGGTTGAAAGAGCGCAGGTCCGCCTCAGTGTCGGGATATGCGGGCCGCGTCACAAGGCTCATCTCGAACAGAACCGCGGCAAAGATTGTGCGGATGAGGGCATTACCCTCTGCCGGATCCTCATCCACGGTTTCTTCTGGGCGGGGCACCGCCTCGGGAGGCGCAACACGAAAGCCCGGCGAAAGGCCGGTGATCAGGCCTGCCGCATATGCAGCGAGGAAATCCTGCCCCCATGTGGTGCGCTGGATCTCTCGCGTGAGCACGGCCTCAAAGGTGAGGGCATCATCGCTATCGGTGAATGAGAGCGTCCCTGCCTTTCGGCTCGCAAGGGGCCGATCGAAGCTGTGGCCGATCAGCAGATGGATATCGCGCTCGGTATCCTCCACTGCGAAGCTGAAAGCGCGCGAGGCAAACTGCTCTTTGCGAGGCCTGCGCCCATTGCCACCGGAATCGATTACCGCGCGTTTGCGATAGGGAAACGAGCCGCGCAATCGGCGCGTGCCGTCTCCCTCCTCGCGAAGCTCGAGGCCTGCCGAGAAAACCGGCGAGGTCATTAGGCTGCCTCGAGTTCGAGACCGGTAACGAGCTGCAATTGTGCACCACGCGCCACAGTTACATCTGCGGTAGTGAGGCCAGTGATGCGAAGTCCACCGGATTGCGCATCGCTGTATGGATCGCGGATCATATCGACCGCGCCCCACATGCCGACGAATGCTGGCGCAACGCCGCCAGCACTTGTGGACAGCAGTGCTTGAGTTTCGAGGGGTGTGCCAGACGGTTCCGTGAGTGAATTGCTGGTGGTGACGATCGAGCCGAGCTGCGCGCTGGCACGATCATATTCGGTAACGCCGGTGTTTGCGAATGCCTCGGTGCCATCGAGATAGGACCACAGCTCGGGCCGGATCAGTGCTCTAACCGCACTCGGGCTGGCCGCCGCGTTCGCGTTCATGAAACGCACCACGGCCTCGCGCAGCGCTCCCCATGTGGCAAGCGCTGCTGCATCGGTGGAGGTGATGCCATAGGTTGCCACACCCGGAATGAGGCCAAGAGGCTCCCCATTTGCGCCCGTGCCGAGGAAAATCGCCTTGTCGAGTTCGGCGCTCATTGTGCCGTTCATGTCGCGCCGGATGGCCTGCTCGAGCGCATCACCGCTCTGGAGCATCGCCTTGCGCGTTACCCGCATGTGAATGCCCAGATTGTGCTCAGGCTTGAGCGCCTTATCGGTGGTGGCATACACGGTCGGCCCAGCGACATTGCCGGTCTCACCATCGGCCCATCCTGCCGTGACAGTCGAGCTTGTCACCGGATACTCGAGAGCACCGGTTCCGATCGAGATCATCTGCACACCCATCTGGGCAGCTACGCTTGAAGGGAACAAGCGATCAATGATCGGGCGGGTTTGGACGGGGTCTGGCGTGCCACTGGCGACAGTCTCGCCGGCGCGGACCTCGAAGGCTTGCAGCGGCACCGGGACACCGCGATATCCGCCTTGCGAGCGCAGCTCTTGCACCATCTCAGCCGTTTGGCCTTCGAGGGCGCGTCCCTCACCGAGCGCGAGCACCACTTGGCGCATCTCGAAACCAGCGATCAGCTCAGCCAGCTCGCGATCGCCGCGCGTCTCGAGTTCCTGCCCGGCTTCGCGCCTTTCCTCATCCTCAGTGATGAGCGCGGCGCGATAGCGGGTTTCGTTCGATCGATACTCTGCATCCAGCTCGCTCATCGAGCGGGTTTCATCCTCGGTTGGGCTTTCCTTGCCCACAAGCTCTGAAAGCGATTGGCGGATCTCGCTTTGGCGACGGGAAATCTTGACGGATTCGAGCATGTTCTGGTCCTCAGTTTGGGAGCGGTCTGTTCAGGAGTTCGCGCCATTTTACGCGATCTGGCCCCAGCTCGGGTAGGTTCGCCTCTTTCTTGGTTTTTCGGGCATGACAGGAGCAGCAAAGTGTCTGTAAATTCTCGAGATCGAAGGCCCTCTCGGGCGCATCGCGCACTGGCACGATATGATCGACCTCGAGGCGATGCTTTGAGCCACACTGAATACACGCCCACCCATCGCGCCGCTTCGCAGCGATGCGCAGAGCGGGCCATCGCGGATCCCGATAAACCCATCGGCCATACCGCTTGAAGCGCCCACTCACGCCCAATGCACCCTCGCAGGCGAGATCGTTGGCGCGCGCTTCATGCGCTGGCCTTGAGCCACGGCCACCACGGTTGCGGCAACCGGATCCACCCGGCCCGTGCTGCGCCCGGCAGCGAGCTTGTGGTTGCCCGCTGGATCCACCAGCGTGATTGCATCGGCGAACGCCGATCGCAGCAAAAGCGATGGAACCGTGCGCACCTCGCCCTCGAAAACAGCGCGCCGGGTGCGCTCGATATCCTCGCTGCCATCTTTCCACCCGAAACCGCGCCAGATGAACGGAACGCGATCAAGGGCGGCCTCGCGCAGCGCCTCGAGAAACTCGGCATGGCGGAAACGATCGCCGCAGATCGCTGCCGGAGCCTGTCCATTCAGCCGCTGCACCACGCTGGCGAGGAACCTGCCAACCGGCACGGTGCTATCTCCCATCGTCACCAGCTCGCCGCGATCAGCCATTTCGACATAGCGCCCGCTCACGCCATCGGCCTGCCCTCGATCAGCGAGGCCGGGTTTGCAGGGGAATGCCCCAACGCATTCGAGCCGCCCCGTCTCGGGCCAATACAGCGCCGCAGCGCTCATCGATCTCGAGCCGCCCAGATCCACGCCCATCACCACCAGCCCCTCTCGCGGCGGAAGATCATCAGGCGCGACCTCGCAGGCAAGCCATTCATCCACGGTCAGCAGCACCGAGCGATCATCGCTCGCCACCCGCTCATTGCGGTTGAGATTGCGAAAACTCGAGAGTGCAGATCCGCCTCTGGCGATCGCGCGCCGGGCCTGAGCCACAAGCCAATCGGGTGATGGCCCGATGCCCTCTTTCGCGCCGGGATTGGCCACCAACAGGCTCTCAAGATCATCCGGCGGCAAGCCCGGCTGTGGCCGATGCTCTTGCACGTATGTTCCCGGTGGAGGCTCATCGAGCCATCGCGAAAACGTGTTGGCATCATCGGGAGCCGAGGTGCTGATGATCAGCGCCCTCCCATCGCGTTTGCCCAGCCCCGATAGGATGGCATTCTCGAGCGCATCGCCCTTATCGCGTGTCCATGCTGCCCGCTCATCGAGGATCGCCAGAGTGGGCGCCCCGCCAAGGATCGATTTCCCATCGGCTGCGATCACCCGCGCAAGGCTACCACCGTTCTCGGCAGTTTCGACCTCGAGCTTAGATCCTCGCCGGATCGTGAATTGCGCTCGCTGCTCGGCGGGCAGGCCATCGATGAAACCGATCAGGAATCCGAAAGCCGTTTTCGCCTGATCACGGTTGCGAGCTGCGAACAGGATCTCGCGATGCGGCTGCGGCGCGATCTCTCCGACCAGATGGCCAAGGGCTAGCCCCGCCGAAAGCGCAGTTTTGGCATTGCCGCGCCCGATCGAAAGCACCGCAGCCTCAATGCCCTGCGCAAAAGCGCCACGCACAAAATCCCGCTGGTATTTGGCCAGCTTGAGCGTTTTCCCCGCCAGTCGGCCCTCCGGCACCACCAATTTCGGCAGAAATCGCAGTGCCGCAGCCGCGTTTTTTGAAGCCCGCCCCGCCATCAGGGGCACTTTGGGAGAGAGAATTGAACAGCCCGCTCCGCGAGCCCTCCCCAAGACGCCCATCCGGGCATTGGGACCAGATGGGGGTGGCCCGGCAGGGAAGTAGGGCAGCACACCTGCCGGGCCGCTGAGAGATACCAGTGAGCACGGTCTCTCAGCAAACAAAACTGGTGGTGCGGCGCGAAGGAAAGGCACGCAACACGCGCCGCACCGCTCTCAGATGGAATGGAGCAACCATCCTCGAGCATTCGTAAAACTGGTGGTCTTGGCTGAGTGGTCATTGTGGCTCGTTGACCTCGCCATTCTCGCGAGCCTTGCGGTGCGCAGCGCGGAGATGGGGGCGTGGCTTCGCCCGCCCACCAGCGAACGCCTCGCGCTCGGCGCGCAGCTCATCGCCACCGCATTCCTCGATCCACTTGGCAACCTGCCGCGTGGTTGTGCGGTAGTGCTCTCTCGCGCCCCAGCCCATCTCGATATAGATCCCACGAAAGTTGCGAGGCCGGCGGCGCTTCGGCTGTGTGTATCGCTTGCGTCTCATGTGCTTGCCTCTTCCGTTTCATGGTTGGGGATCACCCGCCCATCACGTTCGATCAGCGCACCGCACCTGAGGCCCATGCTCACCAATGCGGGATCCATCTTATCGATCATGTCCTGTGTCAGCGGTGGTGCTGGCTTGCGCGTGCTGGCAATGTGGCGGCGGTTGGTTTCGCGATGGACAAGGTGGCGCGCCAGTCGATGGGCCTTTGTGGCATCGTCGCTTCTGATCCATTCATCAGCGATATCGAGCAGCTCTTTCACGGTTGGAAAAAACCTCTGCCGTTTGATCGCTTCCTCGACCGTCCACCAGAGTTGCACCTTGGGCAGATGCGAGAGGCACTTGCGATAGGCGCGGAATTTCAGCTCGCCCGTGTCCGTATCATCCTTGCGGCGTGGTAGGCTGGCCTCCATCAGCTTCATCGCCATTCCAAATTCCTGTTCATTGGCGCTCGCGGGGGAGGGCAAGGGAGCCTTGGCGATTGCCTTCACCAGCTCGAATTGCTCGTCGCTCAGGCTCGTAGTTGGAAGCGCTTCCAGCATCTGCAGGGCCGAGTCTCCGCCCGATTGCTTGAGCAAACCCGTCGCCGTGCTGGTGTTGATTGTCTGATGCTCGGCCATTTGGTTTCATCCATTCGTCAGCTTTGTCGATCCAAGTTCGGAAAGCGGCCTGCCAGTCTTTCGACGTTCGGCCCTTGTCGGCAGCGTGATCCTTGAACCGCTGCACTTGCCTCTCGAATTCTCCGGGAGGCCAACCAGCCACGATGTGCTTTGATCGATCGGTAAGATTTGGCTGCCAGTCAGCGGGCATTTTCTCCGCTCGCTTCGATCTCGATTTCGCCGGGGGACTACAGGGGGAATTAGAACCGCTAGGTTCTCTTGTTCCCTTGTTCCTTTGTTCTTTTGTTGTCCGGTGGCTGTCCGATGGCTGTCCGCTTGCTTGTCCGGTTGCCTGTCCGGTCTCATCGCCGATCGCCTGATATTTGTCGTAATTACTGAGTGTTATGATCGAGCGTCCCTGTCCGGTTGCCCGTTCGATCATCTGTTCGGTTTCCAACCGGGTCAAAAACCGCTCCACCGCGCTCGGCGACATTCCCCAAGCCTTCGCGAGCTGGGCACGGGATGCGCAGAGCTGGCCGCGCTCGAGCGTGATGATCCGGCCCGCAATGTCGAATGGCGTGGGCTTCCAGCACGCTTTCGCGATCAGCCAGAGCCACGCACCAGCGCGAGCGGAATCTCCATCGAATAGAGGATGATCGAACACGGCCCGATGTGCCGCAATGAAGCCTCCGCTCATTGCGGAGCGCTTCCCCTGCGGCTATCGTGCTCCGCAGTTTCCAGTGCCTCGGAAACCCATGCGCTCGAGCTGGCGGCAACCGGCTCGAGCGCCTTTCGATTAGGCCTCAAAAGGTTAGACACTCGGGGCCAGCGGATCCCAGAAATGCGTGGCCACGAAAATTGGGTTAGACATTGCAACCCAATTGAATCGGAATGATTGTTCATGCCCTCACGGGGCATCCAGTTTGTCGGTATTGGGTAGCAAACGCACAAAGAGCTACCTAGCGGAGCGCCCCGCTCAATTCGTAGATTCCTCCCGTTCAAACGGAAAGGAATTACAATGGGTCAAACCAATCTTCGAAAATCTCTGCAAAAGCGATACGCCGGTCTCACTGGCGAACTTGAGGACGTTCATTTTCAGATCGAGCGGATCAAACGAGAGCAAGACAGACTCCCTACTCTCGAAGCCCGCATCCCTGATCTCGAAAGCCTGATCGAAGCAACTGATTTGTTGCTCCGGGACAATGACCCTGATTGGGACCCCTCGGTGGTGGAACCTACCAAGCCGTGGTCTTTCAAGAATCCGATCCCTTTCGGTCAGTGTGGTCGAAGGGCAATGGCGCTGTTGCGTGAGACTGAGCGGCCAATGACATGTCGGCAGATCACATTGGAGTTGCTGCGACAAGCCGGTGAGACTGAGCCCGACATCGAAGCTGTGCGGCGCGTCCAGACGGCAGTTGAGTCCTCGCTTAGGAAGTTCAGGGGGCGCACGGTAGAATCGTCGGGGAAGTATCCGGCCCAATGGCGAGCCATCAATAAGCCGGAAATCAATTTCGATCCATGATGTAAAGCAAGTATTGCAGTGAATGTATACTTTTGCTTTACACAAACACCTGAAAATAAAGGACTTTACGATAAGTAACGAATCGGCTATAAGCACGGATTCCAGCCCCAGAAACGGGCAAAGCCACGAACACTTGCAGGTGTTCGTGGCTTCATTTCAACCGCCTTTTCGGTAGAAAGGAGGTGTCCCGTGCAGATCAACTGCGCGTTATTACGCTATACGTGACTCTTATTTCGGAGTCCAGAGAATAAGTTAGTCCTCGCCGAGGTGGAGATTCCGAACTTCCATCGCGGCGAGGCACTGGAAAAGGAACGCCGCAGAGAATGTGCCTCTGGCGATCTTATTCGCCACGTTTCGCGGATTATCCTCCACGCCGACATCGGCAAGCAGCTTCACCAGATCAGGCGTTTTCATGCCTCTGCGAGCCATCTCGGCTTGCAGGACACCCTTTGCGTAGACGTTCCAGTCCCTCTCCATATCACTCCTAACGAGGTTAAATCACCAAATATGGTGAAAAGTCACTTGACAGAATCGGACTTATTCATCAAATTCGATGCAATATCACTGCATCGGAGGATAAGTCGCAACATTTTCTCACTTCGGCAAGGGCTAGGACGCTTGATCTCAAGCGCATCGCTCGCATGTCCGAAGAGGAGGCAGTGGATGCGTTTGTCTTGCTGCGTTATCCAGAAACGGATGGTGAGCCATACTGCCCGGAATGCGGGTGTCAGGTAACCTACAAGATCAATCGCACCATCAAGAACCGCAAGACCGGTGAGGTTACCGGGAAGAGCCGCAAATACACATGTGCCGAATGCACCCACCAGTTTTCACCAACCTCAGGGACGATCTTCCACGGACGCAAACTGGAGCACCGCGACATCCTATTCGGGATCGCACTTTGGGTGAACGGAGCGAAAGGTGAAGCAGCCCTGCATTTGTGCAGGGACATGAATGTAAATCCGAAGACGGCGTTCATTCTCGAAAAGAAGCTTCGCGAGGTGATGGGCACGCTCCAGCACGCGGCAAAGCTCTCAGGCGAAGTCGAGGGCGACGCAACCTATGTTGGTGGGTATGTAAAGCCTGCTAATCTCAAAAAGAACCGCCGCGATCGACGCAAGCTGGCGAACCAGTCAGGCAAGAGACAGGCGATCACCGTCCTGCGCGAGCGAGGCGGTAAATCTCGCGCTTTCGTTCAAACTGAGAAACAGACCGCCGCTGTCATGCGCGATCTCGTCGAGGACGGGACTGTCCTGATCTTTGACGAGTCCAAAGCATTTGATGGGCTCGAAGCGCTGTTTGATGTGAAACGCGTCAATCACGACGGGAACGACACGAAGAACTACGGAGAGGCCGCATACTCGCGGGACGGAGTTCACACCAACCTTGCAGAGTCCAGCCACTCGCGACTCAAGCGCTCGCAGATGGGTGTTCACCACCGCATCTCCGGTGATCACCTACAAGGCTACGCCGACGAGATGACTTGGCGCGAAGACCATCGGCGCAAGTCCAATGGTGAGCAATTCTTGACCCTCGTGACGGCTGGGCTGCACCACCCACCATCGATGCAATGGAAGGGCTACTGGCAGCGCCGGAAGGAGGCCGCGTGATGGCTAACTTCACAATTCATTTAATGGGTCAACATCAGCCCATCACAATCGACTTGCCCTGTGCCGACATCGACGATCTTGCGGATCAGTCCGCTACAGCCCGCTATTTGACAGGCCACATGGCGCAGGCAGATGGGGATGGTGTTTGTCGGCGTGTGATGATCGCGACAAGCCGCATTCAGTGCGCCATAGAGACCGACTAGAAAGCACGCTCTTCGCGGTCGATGACACACTTCCCAACATCCATAGCTGGTCCGCCTGTGACGCGGTAAAATGCGCTCTGGGTGTTGTCCCTCCGGAAACTGAGGTCCTTGCGATCAATCTCAAAGCCATTGAACAAGACCTTCTCCGGAGTGAAGATTGCTGGCTTTTTGACGGTCATTCCATTGCGATGAATGAAATAGCTGACTGTGTTGGCCGCCTCGTTCAACTGGACATCGAAAGTGCTTTCGCCACCCTGATCGGTGAGGGTGCATGTCAAGAACACGGGTTGTGCAAGAGCAACGCTGGGCCATGCCAGAGCGCTCGCAGTGATGGTGGCCAGAAATACTCTTTTCAT